AAAAATGTCTGGTCGTAGTAATTATCGCCAGTGTAGTCGTTACCAGATCCAGTAGGGAGAGCTGATGGCATATTCTGTTTGGGTATTGATACACCCACTTTATAAATTGTTGCCCGGGCCTCGCGTACAAGCTTTGCCAGGTTTGGTGTGACGTCAAAGTCATAACCTCCTGCCAGTCTCTCAGCTAAAAGCATCACCATTGGCTCGTATGCGCCAGCTGGTACCGTCAAAGCATCGTTGGTTGAATTGACTAAGGTATAACCGAGTTTTACGCCATTAGCGTCCAGCATTTGCATCATACGGTTTAGGTACCGGATACCTGTCTGGACCTCCACCGCTGGCACCGTCTGTTCATCAGCCTGGAGCGTTAGCTCAGTAAGCGCATCTTTTATGATAGTGCCTGCAGTTTCCATGGTTTACTCCGCTTACTTTTTCTTAGCTGCTGGCTTTGTAGCTGCTGCTGCTGCTGGTGCTGGTTCTGGTGCTTTTGTTGGCTCCATTACCTCACCTGCTGTGGCCTCCTCCTCTGTTAAAAAGAAGTTGTGCGACATCATGTGTCTAATGTTTGCAGGAGTGTCGTTCATCTCAACAGCTCTTACTTGACCGTCAGCGTATTTTTTGTAAAGTTTGATTTTTTTCATTTTGGTTTACCTTCATGTGGATAGAAAAATGGCCACCGAGGTGGCCAATACTAGGGAGCTTATTAGGAACCGTAGCCTAGACCAGCAAAGAACGGATTGAATGTTACAAATGCAGGTAACAAATCGAAACGAATCTTTTGGGTGTTGGCATCACCGTCAGCATACTTGGTCACACGTAATGAGAAACCGTCCTCAGATGTGATCACAGTATCGGTGTCATAAAGCTTGGGTAACTTGATGGTTGCCATGCCGTATGCCTGCTTATGGAAAAACAGGTTAGGCTGATAAGTACCGCCAGCTGCACCAAGTACAGTAATGACGTCACCAGATACTGGTGCTGAGTCAACTGTGTTGTACTGACCTGCTACTTCAAATATTGCCGGACCTGCGACCTGGATGGTACCTGCGCCTGAAACCAATGTGACGTCAGCAATAACCACTGCACGATAAGCTTTAAGAGCGCCTGCTCCATCAGTAAACGCTTTACGTGTGCTTTGGTTAAGGTAATGACGACCAGTAATTTCAACGACTGAACCAGCTTTAATGGTACCAGCTGCAGTCATACCAGTTACAGCAAGAGATTGGATCATAGTGTCTTTGTGTGCAACATAGGTAACAACTGGATCAGCTGATAATGTACCAGCGCGGTCAACTAGTGTTGGGTCATCGACAATCGGCTGCAAAGTGTTGCAACTGATAGCACTCATCCCACCAAACTTCTGTGAAATTTGCGCTCTACGCCATGCTGTATTGACCAGGTCATTATCACCTGATGCAAGACCTGACTGGGTGTCAGCTAATCGAGTAGTAGTGTATGGGTTCATGACATAGTAAATGTCATTATCCATTGGCACACCAATTGAGTCCATCAATGCGCCTGCACCAGCAACATCAGACCATGCATCAACTGCTACGCCTGGAGTACCGACAGACAAGTTAGCATTGCGATACATATACTCTGCTAATGATGTCTCTAGTGTTGTTACTGCTCGAGTGGCCATAGGTGCAAGGATTTGATCAATCTGATCAGCTTCAAGCGCCTCTTGGATGTTTTCCCATTCAGTAGCAATTGTGATGTAGTCCTGCACAGTTGCAGTCGCTTTACCAGAGAGAATGTCAGACTTGCTAGAGCCTGAGATGTCACCGCCTGGTGTGCGTATTGCGTTGTAATCGTGTGGACGTTTTACGGATACTTGGCCACCAGATGATGGTGTAAAATCGCCTTGTATTAATTGGGTGTCGATTGCCTTACAAAGACAACGGCTGGACTCGAATTTTTCAAGAAAAACCCGGGCCAGCTTTTCGACCGTATTGGAATTAAAATTGTTAGCCATGATAGCAGTACCTTATTCAACTGAGACTTTGCCTCCTGTCAGTGGGTACTGATCTGACTTTGCAGATGCTTTGCCAGAAACCCGGGTCGGAGGCTTACTTGCATTGCTTGATCTGACTGCTTTGAGCCTAGACCGCACATTGCGTTCAATGTGAAGTATTGCCTCGTGTGGTTGCATATAGCTTAAATCTGCCAATAGTGCTGGGTTTTTCGACAATGCTGACGTCATCTGCACACCCTTTTCGTCATCCATTAGATACTTGGCGACTTGGGGACCTAGACTAAAACTACCAACTGTCTCAATTGCTTTATCTAAAGACTGCTGACTAATTTTAAGCTCTTTGGCTTTTGCATAAAACTTTTCTTGTCGACCTTGTGCCTCTGCTTGCTGGCGTTCTTGAGACTGTCGCTGGAGCTGCTGTTTCTCGTTTTGCTCCTGGTCCTGCCTCTGCCGCCATTGGGCATGCTCACGCACTGCAGTATCACGCTTTTTGACCTGTTCCTCAACATCCGAGGCATAATAATCTATGTCCGGGATGGTCGGCTCAGGATTAATTTGAGCGCCATACTTTTGACGTAATTCCTCGTTCTGTTTTTCCAGCTCGAGTCGCTTACGCTGTTCCTCACGATACTTCGCATGTTGCTTGTTTATCGCTTTATTAACACTATCCTGGTTAACATTAGCGTCAGCATCATCATCAGTCTTTTTTTCGTGCTCTGGTTCACTAGCTGGGTCTGACTCCAGCTCTGGATTGTCACCCAGGTTTTCAGTGTCAGCTATCTCAAAGTCCATCTCATCAATAGAGTCACTGCTTTGCAGGTCATCGTTTTTCGGATCCATCTTGTTTCGCCCTTTTAAGGTAATTAGCCTGGAATAGTGGTCCAGTACCATGTTGATTACATTATAGACAGTTTATTAACAAACTATCAATTATTTGCAGTTACTTTGTCTTTTTTCTGCCACTGCCTGAGCTTTTACGCTTTTTGCCATTACATCCAGCCATCAGTTTTCTCCTAGTCAATTGTGAATTTAAAACCCTTTGCTGCTTTCTTCTGTTGACCTAATGGTTTGCCGATGTAAGCGTCACCAAATGACTCACCGACCCACTCTGGCAGCAGTCCCACTTTCTGTGGTGCATACTCTGTCTCTGCACCGCTTGCTGTCTTGTTAAACTCAGCGTTAGGGCCGAAGTTTACAAAGGAATTTTGACCTCTAGTTTCAGTGGTAAGAGCTCGCCTGGCAATCGGTGAATACATTGCAGCATGTGACCTAAATGCATTGTCCTCACCGCCAGCTCTAAAGCCTAAACCCTCTTTACTGTGGCCAAAATAATCATGTACGACTCTGAATATATCATTAACTGTTGCAGGTTTACCAGAAATTGTATAACCACTATCAGCTAACAGTGGATTGCCTGGGAATAAGTCATCCTCGCCACCAAAGCCATCGTCTGTAGGGAACACCCACATATGATTGTTTTCGTTGATGTCCTTGATAGCGTTTCTTGGATTGCCATATGGGTCACCTTTGTTCGATGGTATGAACTCTGGCACAAATCCGGTCTTGAGTATCTCGTCATACTGCTCGAGTGTCTCCTCAGCCAAGGCATTGTAAGCTGCTTTAACCGTAGGATTATCTGGTGCATGCTCCATCTCATCAAAAAGCCTGGCAATCTCCTTACCCCTGGCCTCATCGACTGGCATGTATTTGTTGATAGGCTGATATGTAGCGCCCTGGCCGACCCGGTCCATGTACTTACGAGCGACCTCAGCTGCCTGGACGTTGGGTTTTACGTCAAACCCAGGAATGCCTCTGGGTAAATCGTTTAGCGCTCCGTCTGGTTCGCGTTCGTAGAGAGGCTTTTTGCCACCTTGTTTCGTCTTAATCGCCCCACTCTGTTCATCCAGTACCCAGCTGCCTCCTCGTACTCCTCCTCGCTGTCGAATTGACTGCGCTCTGGCTTCACTGGCAGACCGTTGCTCATCGGTCCGAACACTGTCGTATTGGAGCTCTGCATTTGTGGGGAGCCCGAGCTCTGTGCGCTGGGCATCGTTGAGCCCTGCGACTGCTCTGACTGTGCCAGCAGCTCTTTGGGCAGCAGGTATTCTGTCACCATCTCGTAGGCCCCCTTGATTGACTCCGGTGTCAAGGTTCCCTGTCGCACCTTGTCGGCCAGCATAGTTTGCAATCGCGTCTGCTGCTGAGGCATCAAACTGGTCACCTGCTCCTGAGTTAGCGCCTGTGCCAACATCTGAGACAGATTGGTCGATCCACCTTTGCGTGAAGTTTGCTCGTTCATCGTCATTCCCTCTATATTTCATTATCGATACATCTGGCATTGGGTCACCGTCTTGCCACCCTTGCTTGCGAAATACCGTTTTTAAGTCGTTCAATTGATTAGCATCGTAATAGCTTTCATTGAATGGAATGGTACCCACTTCCTCAAAGCCATACTGCGAATACATCTCTGGCAAAAAGCCCTCTGGATTGCCTGGCGTTCTGACCTTGAATGCATCCAGTGCTGTCACACCTTCCTCAATTGCTTTAGTCATTACAGCAGGACCAGATATGCCTGGCGCACCCAGCTCATTACCTATAACGCCTTGTAACACCTTCTCATTTGGTGTAAGTCCGGCAGCTGCAGCATCAAATCCAGGATACTCAGCACCGTAATTATAATCACTTCTGGTTGAGAAGTACACCTCATTGTCACCCAGCTTGTATATTTTGGTCTTGCCATCCTTCACACTTTTGGTCAAGTCCTTGATCTTGTCTTTGCTGTCAAACTGCGTGAGCGTTGGCGCCATTGAGTTTGCGCGTAATGCCTTGGTAAAGTCAGTGATACTTACACCGCCAGCATTCACTGCATTATCAGTCGACTTCCACTGCCCTCTCATAAAGTCATCAGCAATCTGCGCCTGTCTGGGCGATGCAATACCCTCAATAGGCTCTGTAGGTATGCTCCTGGCCACCTTATTGTCAATCTGCTGCGTAGGTAAGCCCATTTGAAAGCTGCGAAAGTCTCCACCGACTGGTTTGCCATACATAGCGCGTTTATTAAACGTATCTGGAAACAATGTTTTCATCGATACTGGCCTGGCAAACTTGCCTACGACCTCACCCTTCACGCCATACTTATAACTTCTGTGCTCCTTGGTACCATTTTTGCCCAGCTCGACTGCAGCATCTGGCCCCTGGTCCACCCGGATAACCAGCAAGCCATCACCCAAGTTACTGCCAGCATAGCCATCGTCTATCAATTCGCTCCTAATACGCTCCATATTTGGCGCACCAAGGTCTTGAGCCTTAGCGGTACTCATAGCTCTCATTAATGCCTTACGCTGGTCAAATGACATATTCCTGGACCATTTGGCGTATGCATCTGGGTTTTCAAGACCAGGAAAGTCCGACATACCTTTTTGTGACCTTATAACCTTGTCAAGCTCGAGAGCATTCTGATCAGGTATCCGGCCATCGCGCACGTAAGCGCTGATTGAGTCCATGAATGACTTGGAGAATGTCGCATTGGATAGGTGAGCATCTTTACCCATGGCGGATACGACTACAAAGTCTGAGCCTTGAAGCTTTTTAATAGCATTCATGTCATCAGCTGCCCACACCACACCATCCTCTCGTGATGACTCTAGAAGTGGGAAACCTGGACCGCCTTGCAACTCTACCGGGTCAATTTTGCTGCTATCGAGGCCCTCAAATGAGCGCCCTGCTCCGGTTAAGTCTGCCAGTGTTGGCTTGATGCTTTTGCCCTGCAGCATTTCTGGTGTGATGGTCGGCAGCTCATCAATGCCCTTGTCTATTCGCGCCCCATCTGAATTTGGTGCATCACCTTTGGCCACACTTTTAAGTATTTGGTTTGTCTGTGACTCTGGGCCTGTCCAGCTGTCAGCACCTGCGCCAAATCTCGCGTCATAATACTCTGGGTAATACTTCTTAAGCTCATCAACAGCAGACTTGGTCATGTCATCTTGTTTAAGCGTTGGGTTTTGATCCAGAAACTCTGGCAATGATGGCAAATCTGGTATGCCAGTCTGCTCACCAACTTGCTTTAGCTCATCCGGGGAGAGCCCCCGGTTTATTTTCATGTTACCGCTGATCATCCACTGACCAGCCATATTTGGGTTCGTCTTGTACTTGTAAAAACCACCGTAAGGCACCTGATCTTTAATCTCAGCTGTCTGCACGTTTACATTGCCAGCTTTGGTGCGCTCGCTGCGCTTTAATGCCTCAGCCTGCCAGTCGACATCGTTGGGCATTTCTACCTCTGCCCATACCTGGTTCGCTGGTCTGTACTGTGGTACGACTTTAGCCTTACCTGCTTTAGTAGTAGGCCCTCCATCGAGTGGCTGCTTGGTTGCCTTGCCACCAATATGTGTAGCAGCAGCTGCGTCACCAGCATGCCAGCCTGGACGATAAGCCAATGGCCCTAGTGAACTTTTGACCTTGTCAGTTGGATTAGCTGGGACCTCTTTTTGACCCTTGCGCTTGGCATCTGTAGCTGCTCTCTCGCCTGCTGTTGCATCCTCCCACTTGCCGACCTCTACCTTCTGGTCCCGGTTGACAAATAGCGGATATAAATCACCGTTATCATCGGTCCTGAATAATTTATATGCTTTGACTGTGTCCTGTGGCTGGTACCCTTCGCTCGCCTGTAGCTCTGGTGCTCTAGTTGGTGGCACCTTGGTTGGATCAAGCTCAATACTTTGCATATCAAATGATTTATCTTTGTTGAATGCCTCCAGCACAGCGCCATAGTCAAAGTCTGACCCTTTTCTGTTGCGTAAAATAGCTGGTATTACTGCACTGAGCCCTTCGCCTACCACCGGGATGGCTCCCACAGCTGCAGCTGCTATGTCAACACCATCGCCTTGAGCAATCGCCCGGCCCAGGTCATCGCCACCAACAGCGTCACCAACAATCGGTACCGCCTCAGCACCCATGCCCAGGTTGCGGCCTATTTCCATGGCACCAAATCGATTACTGATAATGCCTGTGTCATACAATGCATTGCCAATTGTGCTCGATAAGCGCTCACCTAGTGACTTTTCATATGGCCTCAGCTGCGACTCAGGTCTAGTTAAACCATCCTGGACGTTATCCTCAAGCGTTCTGGGCCTTGCCATGGCATCCTCAATCGCTTGCTTCATATCCTCCTCATCCATGTCATCCGGGAACCTGGCCAGAGTGTCGCTGTTGCCAATATTTATGTCCATTACTCGAGCTCTCCAGTTTCTACGTTAAACGTGAGCACCTTCATGTTACTAGCCACCTCACCGTCCAGCTGTACATTGGTACCGGACTGAGCTGTCAGCATTTGCTCTAATTCTGTAAGCCTTAGCGCCAGGTCAGATTGATCCACAAACTGCTTATTGTTTATTTTCTGCTGTTCCAGTGACTGCTTACCATCTTGCTCCATGAGCTTAATTTGTGCTTTCTGTTGCTCCATCTCAAGCTTCATTTGCAGCTCGGCAATTTTAATCTCATTACCTTTCTGCTTGTACTCGAGCTCGGCTGCGTCTACCTGCATTTTGAGCTGCAGCTCGGCCTGCTTAAGCTGTGCATCCTGGCCCCTGTTCTGCTGGTCCATGAGCGCTGTTTGAGCTTTCATCTGCTCAATTTCCATGGCCATAACATTCAAGTCTGGTGGTGGTGGCTGGTTAGCTGCTGCCTCCTGTTGAGCCTTGAGCACCTCCAACTCCTCATCAGTCATTTGGTCCTCTGGTATCATGCCAGCATTGATCATCTGTACCCTGGCTCGCTCGGCCACTTTGTCAAAGTTTGGTGCCTCAATGTTGCTCAAGTGGATGTCTGCAGCAATGTCGAGCAGCTGAGGATAGATGGCAGCGACACGCTCAAACGAGGCAATGGACTCCTCCTGTCGATTTTTATATGCAGCACCTACATCAATTGTGACGTCATACTGGCCCTGGGTTAAGTCATACAGGTACACAGTGTCCTGGGTTTCGTCATCCAACATTGGCTGATTGATCACCAGGTTCTCAAGTGACCCATCATCCTGGGTAAGTAAGACCTCCCTGGTACCGTCATACACTTTTGGTATAGCTCGCAGCAGCAGCTCACAGGTACGCTCAATTGCTACCTCGAGCGCCTCAAATACCCAGCTGGTACCATTGTTTCCACGGTCAATCTGCTTGCCAATGGCCACACCTGACTGCATGCCAGGATTATCACCAATGTTGGCAGCGAATATGCCTGCAGCCTTATTAATACCCTCGTCAGTCATCTGCATAAGCGTCACTACTGACTGATTTGCGCTTGATGTGTTGCTATAGAATGGTGCCTGCTGATCACCAACATGGTTATAAAGCTGGACCGGGTCAAAGTTTGTGTTCAAAGACTTGATCTTGTCCTCAAATCCAGCGACCTGCTCCGGTGTCATAAACCACTTGGACCTGGGACTTAGCGCGACCTCCTCGACATTCCGGCTAAATGCATAGTTATGCACTCGCTGTATGTCCATCAATCGCTCAACGGCACCCATCCAGATTATCTTGCCCTCTGTGACCTCAAAATTACCGTAGCATGGCACAATTGGGACAAAGTCAAAATCGATGCTCTCCTCATCAGTTAACCACTCAGATGCACTAAACCAGCGCTGCTGACATTCAAATGCCTCTACCTTGCGCTCCTCTTTAATCTCAACACCCTGTTCAGCAAGCTCATCCTGGACCTGTATAAACTCATCGTTGACCTCATACACTGAGCCATCCGTCATTTGCACGATTGTTTTTTCAACTGGCTTAAGGTAATAGAGCTGACCAACAGTCACAAATTCTGGCTTGTAGTAGTAGGTATCATGCCAGTCATCATTGCCCAGGCTAACCAGTGCAGCATCTGGGAACTTTCTAGCAAACTCCTCCTTGCTGATGTAGTGCTTAATTATTCCCCACTTGCCATCACTAAATGTCTGGTCCTGGCTGTCTGCGCTCAGGATAACTCGTTGATGAAAGTCGTGAATTGGCTTGATTAGTAGGTCTTGGTCGAATGACACCTGTTGCGCGTACTCTTTTACAATCTCCCAGCCTGCAATGCCACCCATAGCAAGCTTTCTACCTGCACCGTTTTTGATGCGCTCAAACTTGGATAGGTTGCGTATGGTACGAATAAGACCGTCAATTACTGTGGCCTTATCTTTGGTTGCATCACCGCCAGCTGGTCGCACTCGCATGCTAAACTCAGCCTGCATGACCTCACCGACAATCTGGTTAACAATAGGATTGACCCGGTCATCTGTGTACTTGGGCCTGCCCTTAAACTTGTGGATAATACTGGTTTCCCATTGCCCATTGCGCTTAGTGCAAAAGTCTATCGCCTCTTTGGTTTGTCTACGTTGGTCGCGCTGATCACCCTCAGCTGCTCGCATAGTATTAACAACATCTGATACGTTTGAATACTCCATCTACCATCCCTCAAAATCTAGTTTAACTGGTTTTTTATTAAGCACTGGTGTCTCCATGCACATTGCGAGGCAATCTGCCATATTAGGTGACTTACGCCCGAACTTGGCGAGCATCTCCTCTTTTGGCATTAATGCAATCTTACCAGTTAAGTTTTTCTTTCTTGGTATACCACAGAGCTCGGCTCTTAACTTCATAACGAGTGGTATCTTGCTGCTAATGCTGACCAACTCATCCGGGTCCGTATATTTGTCCATAGTAACTGCTTCATGTGTAAGCTTCATGCGCCTTGCTAATTCAACATAGTATTGCGCTCGCTTGTTATAGAATAACTCTTTGTTTGTTTTTTGGCCATCAGCATAAACGCCATCATATACCACATCTGGATCATCGACAGAATTACTGCCCTTGTACATCCTGGCCTCTATGTGATTTATGCCTTTAAAACTTTCAGCAATCTGCTTACGCAGCAGCGCTCCCATTCCATCGCCATCCCATACAAACAGGTCTGTCCGGTCAGTTATCGCCAGGTCAGTGGCCACATCACATGCCAGGTTGCCATTGGCCTTGTCAATCTCCATGCATTGGTCAAAGTGTATACCCTTCCTGCTGGCGTAGGCATTCTTATCGTTACCAGTATCAGCTGGGTCCAGTGAGCTCACCCTGGCACCTGTTGGGGTTATCCCCAGCTTATCCACAGCGTCCAGGCACGAATCGAACCACTCCGGCTCAATCAATGCGTCCTCGACCTGGTCGTTGAATTTGCCCTCCCAAATCCAGTCATACTTGGCCCGGGATAAGTGATCAAAGTCCCAGGACCTGAGCAGCTCGAGCTCGTCATTCCACCATGGATTGTCACGCCAGTTGACTTTGAATATTAGATGAACATTGTCCTCATAATATCCGTAGGTTTCCAGTTCATCGTAATACGGTACCAGAAACCTTTGAGAGAATGGGTCAGCACTAGATTGTGGATTGGCAGTAAACCATGCCTGTGCTCCTGGGTTTCGTATGATGGTAGGCAGCAGCTTATCAATTGCATCCTCTGATGCTGTGTGAGCCTCCTCAAACCATGAGTATTTGTATGACTGAGCTGACTGCATTGCGTCCGGGTTAAGATTGGCACCAGTGTATGTTGTGGTCGCTCCGTTTGGTGCGATTACTGCAGTCTTTTGGATGTCCCAGCCTGGCAGCATAAGCCTTTTTCTTACTGACTCTTCAAAAACACGATGCACTGAGTCTTTGATGGACTTCTGGAATTGGCGTAGGCAGTAGATGTCAGCAGCCTCTGTTTGCATCCGGTATGTCATGATGTCACCAACACCAATGGACTTACCGCTGCCTCGGCCACCGTAGGGAACTATGATTGGTTTCTTGCTAAAAAACGCCCTCTCAAGCGCTTTGTTTAGTTTGAGTTTAGGCATAGCATGTCAGCCTGATCTAGTTTCTGCTGGTAGTCAATGCCAAGGTACCACTCAGCTATTGCCTTTAGCAGTATCATTTTTCTCCACCTCCAACATATTCCCAAGTGTATTGACGCTTGCCAGTACCTTTGCGATTTTCAGTCCCTACTGGCTCATAACCTTTATAGTGGCCAAACACATTCATTGAATGTGTTACGGTTTCTTTTCTCACGTTGAACTTTGCTGCCAGCTCTTTGGTTGTCATATTATTTACCCTCTTTTAGTTTATCGTTTGCGTTCACGAACTCCACTGTCCAGTTAAGGTCCTTACCATCAGCACCAACATGAGTCTGCTCTACCTTGTCGCCATACTTCTTAGGCTTAAGCTTGGAGCTGATCCACTTCCTGGTTTCTACCCTTAGCCGGGCATGCTGCACACCTGCAGATGTCAATATCTTGTATGGCTTACCTGTCTCCGGGTCCAGCACTGGCACATCGTCAATAATAAGGTCCGTTGTGGCCTCATCATCAGCAATCTCGAGCATCTCCTCCACTAGAGAATCCGCTGCCTCTTGCTTGGCTCTCGTGTATTGGTCCAAAAACTCATCGTTCTCTGCGAGCCATCCGAACATACTAGACTTACTAGGCATACCCTTTTGCTCGGCCACTTTACGCATGCTCATGCCCTCCGCTAAGAGAGCACAAACTTT